TCGCAACCAACCAGGCAATCATATTAAATTCAAACATTCTTCAAGAACCACTGGGTGGTCAGATAACATCTGGTGATTATAGTTTCCTTGAAGTTGCCGGTGTTACGAGTATTACATATCTTGGTGATAGTGTTTCATCTGAAGAAGATCCTAATAAAGCATCAATTCCTAGAGGAGGAACACTTATCTCTGTTGGTTCTACTCCAGGTTTTGGTTTCCAACCATTAGTTGGTGCCGGTGCTTCGGTATTTGTCAACTCAGGTGGTACAATCAACTCGATTAGTATTGGTAATAGTGGTTCTGGTTATAGAGCTGGTATTCAAACTAATGTAGGTGTTGGTATTATTACATCTTCTACTGGAGATGTGAAGGTTATTGGTATTGGTACTGCAAATATTGTTGATGGTCATGTAGATAGTATTGATCTTTATAATCTTGGTTCTAACCTTGACTTCAATAATCCACCTGTTGTTGTAATAGACAAACCTCTTGGATATTCAAATATTCCTTTGGTCTACAGTTCTGATTCTGCACCTGGTGTTGGAACTGGGGCAAGAGTTGATATTATTGTTGGACAAGGTTCTAGTGTTATCAATTTTGATATTGTAAGTGGTGGTTTTGGATATAATATTGGTGATAAACTCAACATTGCCATTGGTGGCACAACAGGTGTTAAGACTGACTCAAGTCTTCCATTCATTCCGTTTGAATTGAATGTCACTGATGTATATCGTGATACCTTCAACGGCTTTACTGTTGGTGAACTTGATGTATTTGATAGTGTTAACGAACTGTTTGATGGTTTATCCACTAAATTCCCTCTTACGATTTCCCAACAACAGTTTGCCATAGAATCTAAGAAAGGTTCTAACATTAATCTTTCTCAAGCATTGATTATAACGATCAATGATGTTCTACAAGTTCCCGAAATTGCATACACCTTCACTGGTGGTGGTTATGTAGAATTTACAGAACCTCCGAAAAAAGGTGATACTTGTAAAATTATCTTCTATAAGGGTACTCCAGATGTTGATGTTGTCTTTGTCGATATTCTTGAGACCGTTAAAATTGGTGATACATTACAACTGAAGAACGATATTTCAAAAGGTCAAACTTTCGGTTTATATCAAGACCCAAGAGTAGTAACTGGTATTACCACACTCGATACTGTAACAACTCTTGCTTACAATGGTCCTGGTGTTACTACGAATACTGCTCTCGTAAGACCTGTTACTTGGTGTAAGCAAACTGATGACATTACTATTAACGGTGATTTTGTAACTAAGGATAGAATTGATCAAGAACCTTACATTTACCCTGCAGCATATCTAACATCTTATGTTGGGTTTACCAGTGTATATGGTTATGTTGATAGTATTAGACCATTGTTTAATTCTAGTCGTGAAACAAATCTTCTGGATTATCAGGATAAGGTTGTAATTATTGATCAGGGAGCCATTGATGTTGCAACTGCTACTGCATCTACGGGTTCTGGTGGAATAATCACATCATTTACCGTAAGTAATGTTGGTGCCGGTTATTCTTATCTAACAACTCCTTCAGTATCAGTATCTTTACCAGATAATCCTAATGGAACCCGAGCAACCGGTATTGCATCAGTAACTGGTGATGGAGTGGTATCTATTTCTGTCTCTAATGCAGGAACAGGATACACTCAGGCACCTAGTGTTCTTATTCAACAACCTTCCGTTAGAAGAGAACAGATTGGTGTTACATCATACTTTGGTGATTATGGCGACATCGTTGGTTATGCACATTCTGGTATCAATACTGCGTTTATTGAACTTTATATCCCAGAAGATTCTTACATGAGAGATGACACTATTTCTGGTGTTGCGGTTACAGTCAGTCAACTGATTCCAGGTGACTTCTTCGTCGTTAATGATTCAAATGTGGGTATATTTACCGGTGATAACTTTGACGGAATTTATTATGTTAAGAATGCAGAAAATGTTACCAAGAATCTTTCAAGTATTGGTCTTGGTGTTACTGTTGTTAGAAGAATTGAATTTACAAGTCAAGGATATTCTTCTGGTTCTGGTACATTCGATAACTCACGTATTTTCGGTGAGTATACATGGGGTAAAGTACAGTTCATAAACAGAGTTCCTACAACTGCGTTACAGTTCTTCCCTGAAGGTTATGCTGGATTGTCATCATCACCTCTCGTACAGAGATTGGAACCTTTGAAATTCAATAATTATAATGTTTAGATAAATACAAACATAGAAAAGGATTCTGTATAAAAGATGGCATACCAAGGTATTAATACGGGTTCATCTCCCAATAGTGGAACAGGTGACTCACTTATTGAAGGTGCCGAAAAGATTAATAGTAACTTTGTTGAACTTTACAACGTAGTAGGTAATGGAACTACTACCTTTGTTGGGGTTGTAACTCAAATTACTGCGGGTACTAATGTAAGTATTAGTACCTCATATGGTTCTGTTGAAATATCTGCACCTACACCATCACAGATAACCACTACAAACTTGAATGTAAGTGGTGTTTCTACTTTAGGTGTCACATCAATAACTGGTTCTACGACAATATCTGGTGTTACGTCAATAACCGGTTCAGTAGTGATTTCGGGTATTACTACACTTGCGAGTAGTGGTGGTATTACTACAACTGGTGGTGACCTTTATGTTGGTGGTGATTTATATGTACTTGACGATGTTGTCTATGATGAAGTTACTGGTAGAAACCTGAACATTACTGGTGTTGGTACTATAGCAGTATTGGGAGTTAGTAGTACTTCAACATTAAGTGGTGATGTAAGTATTGGTTCATCTCTAAGTGTGAGTGGTGTTTCAACACTAACTGGTAATGTAAGTCTTGGTTCATCTCTATTGATGACCGATGACAAACAATTTATATTGGGAGAACAATCAGAATTTACTCTCTTCCATAATGACTCTGATGGAAATGTCATTAGGGCAAATGCAGGTAGTTTAAATATTAAGGCAGATACCCAAAACTACACTAGTGGTGCTGGGACAACTCAAATCATGGCAACCAATGTTGATGGTAACTATGGTATTGAATTCTATTATAACAATAACAAGAGACTTGAGACAAGACATGGTGGTGTTGACGTACTGGGCTACTTTAAAGTAACAGGTATTTCTACTCTCGGTATTGTCACCGGTGCAACATACTATGGTGACGGTTCAAATCTAACAGGAGTTGTCACATCTCTAACTGGCGCAGATGGTTCTGCAATGGTTGGTGTCGTTACTACCTTGACAGGAGCTAATGGTTCTGCAATGGTTGGTGTCGTTACTACCTTGACAGGAGCTAATGGTTCAGTAATGACTGGTGTCGTTACATCTATTATTGCTGGCGCCAATATTACACTTACTGGTGGACCAACAGGTATTGTTACTATTGCATCATCGGGTGGTGTAGGTGTAGGTACGACAAATGTAAGTACTAATTCATTGGTCGTATCTGGTATCTCTACTCTCGGTGTAGTGACTGGTGCAACATATTATGGTGATGCATCACTTATTGTTGATGGTAGATGGACTCTTGGAGCAAATGGTACTTCTGATTATACATTTACTGGTGTAGGTTTTACTCAAACAACTAATGATCCTGATCTTTATCTTGCACGAGGTAGGGTATACGAGTTTGTTAATAACATGGGTGCTCATCCATTTAGAATCCAGGGAACTCCTAATGGATCAGTTGGAACAGCATGGACTGATGGGGTAACAAATAATGATGCATCTAATGGAACTGTAGTATTTGAAGTTCCATTCAATTCTCCAAACACATTATATTATCAGTGTACGGTACATGCTGGAATGGGTGGAACATTCTTCATCTATCCAACCCTTAGATAACTCTATAAATAACAAAAAAGTCCGGTAAAAATGGCTGCGATAATTACAGATCAATTACGTATTTTGAATGCGAAGAATTTTGTGGATGATGTCCAGAATTCTTCTAATTCTTATTACGCATGGATTGGTTTACCAGACCCTGCGGACTTCCAAAGTGACTGGGATTCAAACCCCCCAGCACCTAAGGATAGTTTAGACCAATCTAATGATTATTGGGATACGATGTTGGCTCTTAAGAGAATCAACTCTACTGATGTAAGCCAGGTTGTTAGAAAAATTGTATGGCAATCTGGAACCACATATGACATGTGGAGAAATGATATTACAAGGGACAACCCATCTCTTCCTTCTAATTCATACGACATTTATGACTCAAATTTCTATGTAATGAATAGTGAGTATAAAGTTTATATTTGTCTGTTCAATAATGCAAATCCAGAGAATAGTTATAGAGGTGGTCCATCACTAGATGAACCAAACTTCACTGACCTAGAACCTAGAGAAGCTGGTAGTAGTGGTGATGGATATATCTGGAAGTATCTTTATACTATCAAACCAAATCAAATCATCAAATTTGATTCTACAAATTATATAGCAGTACCAACTGATTGGGATACTAATGCATCTTATGCACCAGTAAAGGAGAATGCCACAAACAGTGGTCAAATCAAGATTGTAACTATTAGAAATCGTGGTGTTGGTATTGGAACTGCAAACGTTACTTACACCAGAGTACCTATTCTAGGTAATGGTAGGGGAGCAGAAGCTACGGTTGTTATTAACAATGACGCAAAGGTAGAATCTGTCACCGTTTCTAGGGGTGGTAATGGTTATACTTTTGGTACATTAGACCTGAAGAGTGGTGGTGTACCAAATGGAACAATTGCACCGATTTTTGATGTAATCATTCCTCCGCCTGGAGGTCATGGTGCTGATATTTACTCTGAACTGGGTGCATATAATGTTCTATCTTATGCAAGATTTGAAAATGACACTCAAAACCCTGACTTTATTACTGGAAACCAATTTGCCCGAGTAGGGATTGTAAAAAATCCAACAAACTACAGTTCTTCGTCAAATCTTACCAAAGATAAAGCAAGTGCACTATATGCACTTAAATTGGTAGGTACTGGTTATAGTGAAGCAGTATTCACTGCAGACTCCTTCGTAACTCAAACTGTTGGTCTTGGTTCTACTGCAGTTGGAAAAGTTGTTTCTTATGACAATCAAACTGGTGTTCTAAAGTACTGGCAAGATAGAAGAACTGCTGGTTTTAATACTGATGGAACAAAAAACACTGTTCCAGTCTATGGATTTAATCAATTAGAATTTACTGCATCTCCAACCAATGGTGGTAGTATCAATATTATTCCTACTTCAGGTAATACATTGAATATTGATACTAACTTTACTGGCGTTTCTACGGCAATAAATAGTAGGACATACTACTTGGGTCAGGAA